TAGACTATTATCTAATTCTAAATTTGTAATATTTCCATCATCTGTATCATTACTACTTACTAAATCATATTTATATACCAATTTATTAAAAAATACACTAATTTCTTTATTATATTTTTGACATAATACTAAACTAATTGATAATGTAGCAATTGAATAATATAATATTGTTATTGTCTCAATAACCATTATTAATATATAATATATTAATAAATTCTTTTATTCTAGATATTTTATTTATTATTAAAATTTATTATTACACCTTTTAACATTTAAAACGCCGACCTATTTATAATTTTTTAAAGTTTTTTTTCTGCTCTTTTTTGGAACATATTTTTTTGATTTATTATAACTACCCTTGAATAAATTTTTATAAGTTTCTTCTGGAATAGAATTTATTATTTTTCTTATATTGTTCTTTAATTTTACCAAACCTACATCTTTTTCTTTTCTTAATTTACTTTTAAGAACACTAAAAAAATTTTCTATTACATTAGTAAAATGTTGATAAGGAACTGAATATAATAATTTATTATCTTTATTAATTAAATCTTTTACATTTTTATTTCTATGACTACTCGCATTATCTAATACTATTAATTTATTTTTATATTTACCAGTTATAAATTTATTAATAAAATCTATTAATCTATTACTATCAATTCCACCTTTATCATATATTTCATATCCAATTACTCCTTTAGTTGTAATAGCAAAAATACCAGTATATTTTTTAAATACTTCTTGACTTGTTGTTTTTATAGTACATCTTTTTCCTATTGTTTCATAACAATGTTTTCTTATTTCTAATGTATTTAATGAAGTTTCATCAATACTTATTAAATCATCTAAATTATATCTACTTACTTCTTTATAAAAATCTTTGATTTGTTTCTCAATTTCAATTGGTTTTCCATATCTTAATACTGGGACATGCCTTACTTTTGTTTGTTTTAATGTTATATTTATATCTTTCACTATCCTATGAACTTGCATTAAACTTATATCTGCTTCATTATATTTTTCTTTTAATTTGATTAGTAAATCATTCATAGTAATTGTTTTATTTTTTGATATTTCTTTCTTGATAAATTCTACATATTCTTTTTTAACTTTATAAGCAACATATTTTCTTGTTTTTCTTTTAATTTCTTGTGTATTATTATATTTATCTACCCATCGCATTAAACTTCTAACACTACAACCAAATATTTCACAAGTTTGTGTTTGATTATTTGAATGTTCTAAATAATATTTTACAGCACTTAATTTAAAATCTTCACTTTTATGATTAGGCATTCCTAATTATTAATGATAAATAAATTATTTAGATAGTAAATCTAATTTTTTTTTATGTTTTTTGGTTTCTAAATGTTTTTTATATAGTTTTTCTTCCATACAACCAGAATTACATAATTCACAATAATAAGGAAACTCATTTTTTCTTTCTTCTTTTGTTTTATGATTATTTAGTATATGTAATTTCAGATTGGTTTGTTGATTAGTTGTATATAAATTACATATTTCACATTTAAATTCTTCTTTTTTATCACTTCGTGTTTTCTTTTTACCAGTTTTATGTAATTCAGTTTTATAATGTTTTTCTAATTGTGATTTAAATTTAAAACTAATATTACATTTTTCACATTTATGTGGTTTATTTTTATAATCTCTCCATTTATTTTGTAATAATTTTATTGAATAATTTATTTTATTCCATTGATTTTCCCACATTATAACTAAATTATAACCTAATTCTTTTATTTTTTTATCTCTTTTTATTGTAGTTTCATAAAGTTCATAATAAGTTTTCTTACTGAATGGATTTTTAGCATCATTGTCAAATATATTATATTTCATAGGATTACCATGCCATAAATCACCATGAAATTCATATACAGTATTTTTTTCTTTACAATAACCATCTACTTTACCAATATTTTCTATCTTATGTTCTTTATTATTTATAGCATGTTGAATAGTAATATTATTGAATATTGATATAAAATCTAACCATTGTATTTGTTTTTTTGAATATCCATAATTAAGACATTTTTTACAACCATTATGATTTCTTAAATGATGATGGGGTGTTTGTTCAAAAATATAGTTATGTTCTATACACTTGATTTGTATTGGTGTATCAGTTTTTTTGTATTCTACCAATGAATAATCAAATTTTTCACCCCAAATTTTTTTTGCCTTATTAATAAATACCATATTCCAGTTTTTTCTTTGACTTTCACCTCCCCAAGTATTATTACTACAATAAGGACAATTTGCACCTAAATGATATATATGTGTATATGCTCTTTGTTCGAATATACCATGTTCTTTACATATAATTTTAATATAATCATTTCCTTTTGTATAATTAACAAGAGAATAATCATATCGATCTCCGTGTATTTTTTTGGCTTTTTCTAAAAAACATTTTTGGGTTAATCGTCCTTTCATCCCCCCTTGTATTGATCCACATTTTTGACATCCACTTCCCCTCATATGTGAATTAGCATTTTGTTCAAATATACCATGTTCTTTACATATAATTTTAATTTTATCATCACTTTTTGTATATATACTTAATGAATAATCATATTTGTCACCATGTTTATCTTTTGATAATATAATAAATTCTTCTTGGGTTAATCGTAATTTCATCCCCCCTTGTATTGTTCCACATTTAGGACATCCACTTCCCCTCATATGTGAAAATGCTCTTTGTTCGAATATACCATGTTCTTTACATATAATTTTAATTTTATCATCGCTTTTTGTATATATAGTTTCTGAATAATCATATTTATTATTAAATATGTTAGTAACTCTTTCAATAAATTCTTCTTGTGTTAAAATATAATTAAAACATTTACAACATCCACTACCAGCTAGATGAGAAGTTGCTTGTTGTTCAAACATACCATGTTCTTTACATATAATTTTAATTTTATTAGTCCCCAATGTATATACAGTTTCTGAATAATCATATTTATCACCATGTTTTTTAATTGCTTTTTCTAAAAATACATCTTGTGTCATTCTCATTTTATTACCATATTCTATGGAAGAACATTTTTGACATCCTCTACCACTTAAATGATTTGCTGGAGTTATTTCAAACATACCATGTTCATTACATATAATTTTAATTTTATTAGTCCCCAATGTATATACAGTTTCTGAATAATCATATTTATCACCATGTTTTTTAATTGCTTTTTCTATAAATTGTTCTTTTGTTTTTCTACTAGTTTGACCTTTTATAATATGCTTACATTTAGGGCAACCAATACTATTTAAATGACCTAAAGGATTTTGTTCAAAAAGTCCATGTTCTTTACATATTATTTCTATATTAGTTCTTGAATTAATATAATTTGTTTTACTATAATCATATTTATCGCCATGTATTTTTTTTGCTTTTTCTAAATAGTCATCCGGATTTGTTCTTCGTTTTTTAGATAATTTATCATGTGAACATTTAAAACACCAATTATCTTTTGAAGATATATTACATATCATACTTTCAAAAGGAATATTACAATTATCACATATAAACCAATATTTATTACCTGTTTTTATTCTTATATTAATTGGTTTTATTTCACCATTTTTTTCATTATCCCAACAATCAACTTTTAATTTACCACTAGATGTTTTTCCATCATAACTAGCAAAGCTTCTATTAAAACATATTTTACATTCTTCTTTACCACATAAGTGCCTTTGTTTTGAAGAACATGACATAACTATATTTAATTATATTCATAATTTTAAATCAATTTAATTATTTAAATGAATAAAAATATAATTCATTTAAAGATTTAATTATATAGACATATAATGAATGAAACAGAAAAAACTTAATCCATACCAAACAATAAAAACCTCTTTAAAATCTATTCTAAAAAACTATAATGAAATACAGCCAGAAATTAATAAATTAGTGATTAAATGCAATGATATTGTGATTCAAACTTATCAATTTATCCGATTATATTTATTATCAAAATATCATAACAATCAATCATTACCAATTATTAATGAAAAGTTTATTTTATATTGTATAAAAATACAAGGTATTCGTGATAATCGTGGTAAAAAAGCAAAAGATACTGATTTATTAGACGAATTAGAAAATTTCTATAATAAAGAATTCCAACCACTTATTCAAAAAGAAAAATATAATCTAAAAAATTTATCGTTTTTATTACCTTATCTAGCTATTCAAATTAATACTTGTCTTGAAACCAATATAAAAGAACATTATTTACAACATTTACTTCGTTTTATTAATATTACTACAAAGGATTTAACTGATGATAAATCTATAAAATTTAAACTAAAAAATGCTATTCTAAATAAAAAAGAAATACCAGAAGAATTTGTAGAATGGTATAATCAACATAAATCAAGTATGACACCAACAGAAATAAAAAAATCAATACATTATGATGTTAAAGCATATCCACATAAATTTATTCCGTGTTTGTTTTATATGAATGGTATTTTAGAACAAAAAGAAGCAAAATTATTTCAACCAATACCATTAAGAAATAATATAGTTCCTAAATATATAACAATAGATACTGCTTGTTTAATAAATCTATTTGCTTCAAAAGGAAACAAAGGAAAATTATTAACAAAGTTAAAAGAAAGTAAAGATATTATTTGGAGTCAAGTTTTTAGATTAAATAAAAAAATCTTTAAAAATAAAGAATATACATTTAATTATCAAATACAAACAGATGGAATAAGTGTTAGTTTATCTTTTATTAGAAATGATTTAGTAGATAAAAAATATGGTTCTAAAACTGAAAAAATAATAGAAGATAATTATAAATATATAGAAGATTGTAATGATAATGAATTAAGAAATTTTGATAATAAAAATATAGTGGGTTGTGATCCAGGAAAGAAGTTTTTAACTTATATGGTAGATAAAAATAATAATACATTAAAATATTCTTCTGCACAACGAAGAGTAGAAAGTTTAGCAAAAAGAAATAGTAGAATATTATTGACTGAAAAGAAGAAAAATAATATTATTGAAAAAGAAACATTATTATCAGAATTAAATAGTAAAACAATAGATTATCAAAAATTTAAAGATTATATCAAAGAAAAAACAAAATTAAATAATGAATTACAAGAGTTTTATATAACAGATTTATGGAGAAAAATGAAATGGAGACAATTTGTTTATTCTCGTAAATCAGAAGATAAATTTTTGAATAATATTAAAAATGTATTTGGTGATAATATAGTGATTGCTTATGGTGATTGGAGTAGAAGTAGTCAAATGAAACATTTTATGCCAACTAAAAATAAAGGTATAAGAAAATTAATAGAAAAAAAATATGAAACAATATCAATACATGAATACAATACAAGTAAAAAGTGTAGTAATTGTTTAGAAGATTTAAATTATATGAAACATAATAATAAAAAAACCTTTAGACATCTATGTTGTCATAAATGCTTGAGTTCCGAAAACAAACAAACAGCATTTAAGACGCGTGATGCTAATTCAGCAATAAATATAATGAATATATTTAAATATTATTGCTTAAATAAAGAAAGACAAGAAGCATTTAAACCTATTCGTTCTTCATATGCGAAAGCATAGTAAAGTTGAACTATCAGTTGATTTTACCGAGTTAATGACTCAATCTTTTATATTTAATTCGCAAGTCGGCGTTTTAAATGTTAAAAGGTGTAAAATTAAGATATATATATTTTTATAAATCTGCTGTATTGTTTTCTGCATATAGGACATTTTTTGCCTTGTACTGAATTTCGAATAGATAATTCACAATCTTCACATAATACATAATGATTACATGGTTGTAGAACTATATTTGATTGTTTTCTGAAACATATTTTACAATTCATTTGATCTTCTAGTTGTTTCTTATGATTTTCCACACATTTTATTTTACTATTAAATTGCATTATTTGGTCTTCTTGTTGTTTTATAATATACAAATTATTTTTATCATTTGTTTCTAATAAATTTATTTTTAAATTTAAATCCTCTAATTTTTTTTCACTGTAATCTAATCTATCTATTTCAATATCATTCTGATATTCTACAAAATATTCATTGTTATTAATTTGTAATTTTCCTCCACCATGTTTTTTACCATCTTCAAATGTACCATTATATATATAATCGTGAGTTATTAATATACCAGTTCCATTAAATTTATTATTTTTCCATTCACCATCATAACAAATATTTTTATCCTTATAAATACCTAAACCATCTAGTGAACCATTATTACATTCACCTTCATATGATACACCATTATTATAATACTTAATTGCATTATCGGGTAATCCATTTTTAAATGAACCTATTATTTGAACGGTATCTTTATAAACTGTACCAGAACTAAATTCTCCATCCTTTATAATTCCTTTTAAACATATTTCATTATAATTTACTTGACTATTTATTATATTATCAATACTATTAAAAATACCTTCAACCATTAAATTATTTTTTATTAATAACCCTCGACCCTTAACAGTACTATTTTTTATAGATCCTATATAAATATCTTCTTCTAATTCATTCTTTTCTATTTTTTCAACTAAATCATCAAAATAATTTTTTAATGTTGTCTTAATAAGATTTATTGGTGTTTTATTGCTTTTTATAAATAAATTATCTAGTTTATCTATTTTAACACATATATCAATATTTGATTCAGATAAATCTTCCATATTCTATATATATAATAAACTATATAAATGTTTAAATATAAGTATATATAAAATACATACATACATTAAATATATATTAAATATATATTAGGATGGACGAAATAGATACATTTGATATTTTTAATGTTGAATATAATGATGATATTTTAGATACATATTATAAAATAGTGGAGTACTGTGATCCGATGTATGTAAATATTCATAATAATTCAAATTATGGTGCATTTTTTGAAGTAATATATAGAAATGTAGATGTATATAATTCGTCAAAAATAATAAAAATAATGAAAAAAAATGAATCTAATTTAGAACTAGATGATGATGAAAATTATCAATTAGAAACATATGAATATAATTAGTTATTTATAAGTTCCATCGACTATATACTTGTTTATTAAATTTACTTACATTTTCATAATTTTGAATGTCATTCATACTTTGTTCTATTTTTTCCATTTGGAAATTATATATTTCATTTTTCTGATTTTGTGCTAATTTATTTTGATCTAATTTTCTTCCATAACATACTACACCTTTATTAATAGCATTTTCATCATCTTTGTCAAACCATAATACCTTCTTATCTTGAACTTTTATTAAGTTTGACTTATTATGTAATTGTGGATTTTCATCATTTATCCAAGCAATATTATCCCAATCAGCTGTATAATATGCCGCTGTTTTAACTTCATTTAAATGTGCTAAACGCTGTGGTCTAACATCAATATTACCTATTTTTTTTAATTTTTTTACTTCTTCTCTATATTTTTTAATCTCATCTGGTTCATCCGACCATTTATTTTCTCTTAAGTTTTCCTTAATTTTTGAAACATCAATTGAACCACTTAAAAATCTAAAATTGATGCTACCACCAGGTACTGTAATGGTGGAGTCGATTACTTTACCGGGAGGATCAATTTTACTACTTATATCATCTAAATTTGATAATGTAATTTTAATTTGGTTAGGACTAGTTGTAAGTATTTTTTCATAGGATTTAATATACCCTATAATTGTTGTTTCGCCTTTTTCTAATATAATAGGAGCACCTTTCTCATCATCGTCTAGATTAATTTTATATTTATTAAAATCGCTCTCAAATTTTTTATATTTTGTATTGAAGGAGCTTGGGGTCACGGTTATTGATTCTAAATTAGTATTTAATGTTGTTTCGCTAGCAATGCCATAATTTTCAGTTTTTCTATTAGCTACCAATATGTTGTAATAAGCATTTTTATAAAAACCTAAATTATTCATATCTTTTTTAGATGCTGTTGGATCAAAACCTTTAATCTTAGCAATAAATTCTTCATTATTTAAATTTTTATCATCATTATAGACAATATTAAAACATTCATCGCGTTTTTTATTATTTTTATAATAATTTATATTGTAGTCTTCTCCTTGAATTTTATATGTAGGTTCAGAACATGTTTTATCATAAATTGTATATATACGATCACATATTTTCTTAGCATCATCATATTCGAAACCTTTTCTTCCTATTTTATGTGTATATATTATATCTTTCATAAATCTTTTATATATTATAGAATTTCTTCTATTTGAATTACCAGTGTTTAACATTTGATTATCTAATACATTATTATTAATTACTACATGTTTACCTAATAATGATGGTTCAAGATCATCTAATAATTGATCTTTTTTATAATATAACATAAAATTAGTATTAAATGTAACATATTTATTAAATGTAATTGGTAATCTTAAATTTGTCAACATACTACCAGATTTATAATATTCTTCACATTGATAATTTATTTCACTATGTAATCCTAAAATATTTTTGAATAAATTCTTAAAGTATTTATAGTATTCTTGATATGAATCTAAATTATATAAAGCATTTATATTTAAAGTAAAATTCTCTCCCTTATATATTTTCTTACATAAATATTGCGAATTAGTATTTTTGAAATAATTAATTGGATTATTTCTTTTATCATATGATATGTATAAATCATTCTTATATTTATAAGAATATACAGCAGAAGATGTGTCCTTGAATATACCTATATTAGCGGGTATTTCATAATATATTTTTTTTGCTTCATTTTCATATATATATTCTACTATTCTAAGCATAGTAGTTTCATAGTCATCAATAATATCATTTCTATAAATTGGTGGATTTATTTTAATTATTTGCTTTTTTAATGCTACTTCGAATTTAAATGATGGTCCATCTGATAATAATCTATCTTGACTCTTAATATCAATTTTCTTAAAATATACATTTTCTATAAAGTCCTTACTATTAATATATTGAGATACCAATATATCCTTATAAATGAAATTTTGATTATCATCATCTGTATCATCAGTAATTGAAACCCTATCTAATGTATAATTACTATATAATGTTAATTCTGCACTATTTGAAGATGTAGTTGAGCGTACTTTTATTACCTTGTAAAATGTGTTTTCATATATTTTATGTGATATTTCATTTATTGATCTACTTTTAGTAAAATTTAACATTACGAAAATAGGTCTATCAATAAACATATTATTAGTATTAACTGTTGTATCTCCACCTAATAATGATTTAAATTCTAATGGTACATTATCAAATGATACAGTAAATTTATTAGTATCTAATATTTTAATTACATTACAAACTCCTATTGTTTCTTTTCTAAACATACTAGTACAATCATATAATTTTAAGTTTTGTAATAAATTTTTCCCACTTGCTGGTGGACTTACTTTTGTTTCATTTCCAGATATGTCTGGTTCTAATAAATACTCTTCTAAATAAAATGCTTGTGGTTTTAAAGTTTTATTAAGTTGAGTTCTATGAAGAATATAAATATTATTTGGATTTATATTAAAACCATTAATATTCATTATTTGATTAAATTTTACAAAATGTGCTGTTGAACGAGGTTTTCTATATCCATTTGGTTTTTCTAATATATGTAATTTTGTTAATTTTTTTTGTATATTATATACTACACTGTCTGCATTAGCTTTATCAGCTATACCAGAAGGATCAGAATCAGTATCATGTGTTGTAAATTTACTATTTGTATTATGAGTATCTGATATAGCATAAATAAGTGCTAAGAATTTAGATTTTGTATTAAAAACATTTGTATTTAATACTTTTAATAATTCATTATTAGAAACATTTAAATTATAACTTTTATTTTTAACCATAGTATTTATTTTTTCTCTATATTGTAAAGTTTTATCTAAAAATGCAATATATGATCTTCTTAGTTTTTTAATATCTTTGAAAAATGTACCTATATTATTTGGTGTAATTACACGATTATTTAATACTAATCTTTGTCTACCTTTATTATATCTAAATAAATTATCTAATTGAATAATATTTAAGGTTTCAGTATTATATTTAATTGTGTCAATACTTTTTAATTCTTCGGGGAAATATTTCTCCATAATACTGTTGGCAATATAGGCCATTTTATTTTTATATTCAGTAATATTTCTAATATTTAAAAAGTTAAATGATATATATGAAACTGTATTTTTATCTACAACTAAATCATTATCTTTATCAAATTTAGTATTTTTATCCTTAACCATTACTAATTCATTAGCTTCTACTTCTGTTTTTTGAATATGATTTTTTATATAGTCTTCAAAATTTATTGTTATATCATCAGTACCATCACCATCTACATCTAATTTTAATTCATTACTGTAATCATCATTAGTTTTTTTATTAATATATATTTGAATTGTTTCATTTTTATTAGTTTTAGTATTATTTCCTAATATATTTCTAAATTTAACAGTAGATACATCATTAATTGAATCATCTATTATTACAGTTAATTTTGGTGGTGAAAGTCTATTATTAAATTGATATTTTATAAAATTATAATATCTTTTTTTTATCCAATCTTTTTTATCATAATACTTATTTAAACTTAAATCTGCACTTGAATCTGAACCAACATTGTTTAAATTTCTATTTTCATCTAATATTACCATGTCATTATAAATAAAATATATATCTATGACATATAATTGATATAATTTTGTATCATCTTTCCAATAATATTGACTTGGTATGTTATTAAATTTATTATATTTTTTAAAATTTGTATCACTCGCGTAATCATTATCTGTAGAGGGTATTGTCCATTGATTAGTAGTACCATTATTAGGGAAGTTGGCAAATACTACATATTGTCTATCATAATGTAGATCTCTAGTATCAATTATAGTATAATAATCACTAGTAGGACTTGGAGAAATAGTTATTTTTGATATACATTCAAATAATCTGTATTCCGAGTCGGGTTTATTTTTTCTTTCAAATATAAAGTATAATTTGTTTACAAATTTTAATATATGTTTTCTATATAATATTAAACATTTTTTAACAGTTTCCTCTAAATAATTCCTACAATATTTATTATCTTTTATATCAACAGCTGGATTTGGCGTTTTATTATTTATTTTATAGTTGGCGTTGGCGTTGGCGTTGTACGACTCTAATGTTACTGTTTCCCAAGGATCTTTATTATATGCTAAAACATTTTCAAAATTAACATATTTTCTCATTAGTAATTCATTTAATTTTCTTTTAATATATTTTTTATTTGTAGTTCTTTTCATATTAAAATCCACTTTGTCTAAATTTGTTACAAATGGATTAATATAATTAATTTGATATGGTTCTTCTCTAAAATTCTTTTTTTGCAAAATATAACTTACCAAGGGTTTACTAAATTCTGTATTAGTATTAACAATTCTATAAACAATTATAAATACAACATATGTAATAAATATTGATATTGGTAATTCAATAGTTATTTTAAATTTATTAGACAAGTATTGATGTAAAACTACAGTTAATATGGTACACATTAAAAAAGGAACTATTTGATCTTTATTTATTATTAACTCTGATAAATTCATACTTATTTAAATATAATATTTTTAATTTAAATTTTTTTTAATTAATTTTTATATCTATTTTTATATCTATTTTTATATCTATTTTATATCTATATATATTACAGAATAATAATATTTAAAGATAAGACAATTATATTATCTATTATGACTGCTCCAAAGACTACAAAAAAAACGGTTGTTAAAAAACCAACCCAAAAAAAGAAAGCTTCAGTTAAAAAAACTGAAGAACCAGTTTCAGAAACCGTCCCAGAAACCGTCCCAGAAACTACTGTAACTGAAACTGCTCCAGTAACTGAAACCGAAACTGCACCAGCAACCGAAACTCTTACCGACCCAACGGTTGAATCTATTAATAACTTAATGAGTAAATTTGAAATGTTTGAAAAAGAAAGTAAGGTCGCCAAAAATGAATTAAGAAAAGTATTAAAGTCTTATCAAAAAAAGTCATTTAAGAAGACTCGAAAAGTTGATCCAAATAGACCACCAACAGGCTTTGCTAAGCCATCTTTAATTTCTGAAGAATTATGTAAGTTTTTAAATAAACCGGGAGGTTCTAAGATGGCTCGAACAGAAGTTACTCAAGAAGTAAATAAGTATATTAAGGCACATAACTTACAAAACCCAAAGAATAAGAAGGAAATTAACGCTGATACTACTCTTTCTAAGTTATTAAATCTTAAGAAGGGTGATGACTTAAATTACTTTAGCTTACAAAAGTATTTAGTCGTTCATTTCCCAAAGGAAGATACTTCTGTTAGTGCTTAAAAATCTAGATCATTAAATTGGTCTTCAAATTCTGTTTTACAGTTATATATTTTATTATAAACTTCTGATGTAGATACACTATTCGGTGGATATTTTTTATGAGGCCTTTTATGAGTTAATGGTGGTAACTTATGAAAAGGATATTTTTTTTCGATGATTTCTTTACCATCTTCTGATTTATAGTACATAATGATTTCAGTTCCATCTATTCTACTGCGAATAAAATCCATTGTATTAATGTAATATATTTTTTAATATATTTTTTTTTAACATATATAAAAAATAAATATTAATATATTAAATAATAGATTAATTAATTTATGGATAATTCTATTTATTCTATTAGTCCAATTGATGGGCGTTATTTTAAACTTACTGAATGTTTAAGAAAATATTTTTCCGAATTTGCTTTATTTAAATATCGTTTAATGTTTGAAGTAAAATATTTACTTTTCTTAAAAAAAATGGGATTACCAGAATTTAAAACCTTCCCACAATCTAATTCCTTTCTTAAGAATATATACAAAAATTTCTCTCATGATTGTTGCATGAAAATTAAAAATATTGAATCTACTATTAATCACGATGTTAAAGCGGTTGAATATTTTCTTGGTGAACAATTACAATATATGGGTCTTAGTCAATTTAAATCATTTATTCATTTTGGTTTAACATCACAAGATATTAATAATAATTCTATTACATTATCTATTAAAAATTGTATTGAAGATATTATTATACCTATTATTGAAAATATTTTATCCGATTTATTAGAAAAATCATCTGATTGGATACATTATAAAATGCTTAGTCATACTCATGGACAACCAGCTGTTCCAACAACTATGGGTAAGGAAATTATGGTTTTTCATTATAGAATATCTAAACAATTAAAACAACTTAAAAATATTGATTATTATGGTAAATTAGGTGGTGCTTCTGGTAATTTAAACGCTCATTATGCGGCATATCCAGATTATGATTGGGAAAAATTAATGGAACAATTTTTATTACAATTTTCATTAAAACGAAATAAATTTACTACACAAATTGACAATTATGAAAATTTATCCCTAATTTTTGATAATCTAAAACGAATCAATACTATTTTTATTGATATGAATAAAGATATTTGGCAATATATTTCTATGAATTATATGACTCAAAAATTTGATAATGCTGAAGTTGGTTCTTCTACAATGCCTCATAAAATTAATCCTATTAATTTTGAAAATAGTGAAGGTAATCTATTATTAGCAAATTCTTTATTAAATTTTATGTCTGAAAAATTACCAGTATCACGATTACAGCGTGATTTAACTGATTCTACTGTATTACGAAGTGTTGGATCTATTTTTGGTTATTTATTAATTGCTTATAATAATTTCAAAAACGGTTTTAATAAATTAGATATTAATAATGAAGAATTAAAAAAAGATCTAAATACAAATTGTGTTGTTATTATTGAAGGCATTCAAACCATTTTACGAAAACATAGTATTGATAATGCTTATGAATTATGTAAGGATTTAACTCGAAATAATCAATGTATTACTATGGATGATATTACCGTTTTTATTAAGAATTTAGATATAGATGAAAAAATAAAAACAGAATTATATGAAATTACTGTTGAAAGTTATATTGGTAATGCTGAGAAAACTTTTTAAACTTTTTAAACTTTTTAAACTTTTTAGAAAAAAGTTTAGACAAAAAAGTAAAAAAAAAATTAGACAAAAAAGTAAAAAATTAGACAAAAAAGTAAAAAAAAAATTAGACAAAAAAAGTAAAAAAAAATTATTAACATTCTTATTAATAATTTATTTGATTATATTTTTTATTTTTTTTTGTCTAAACTTTTTTTAAAAAAGTTTATTTTTCTAAAAAAGTTGCTTAGTTAGAGTAAGCAAGACCACCCATACCACTCATAATACGGAGGACATTGTAGTTAAGAGCGAATACATATAGTGATTGAGTTGTGGTAGCGACATCGTGTGTGACATTTGATAAAACTAATCTAGCATTATCAATTCTTGAGAAGTTACATGTGCCAGAAGGTTGGTGTTCAGCAGGTTTTAAACAGAATGAATACATACCAGCTTGTCCAACTTTGGCAAGAGAAAGTTCAGTTGAAGAGGAAACATTACCGTGTCTTAAACCACATTCATATGGTTGGACGCCTGTGAAATACATAGCAGCTTGTTCGGAAGCTCTATCATGTCCGTTTAATTGTATTTTAGCTTTATAACCGGTGGTGTCAGCGTGTAAACCAGTCCAGAATAAAGCTTTAACAGGAGGATTAAAAGTTAAGGTTATACTTTTACTTACATCACCACCAGTTCCGATAGTTTCGACACCAGTATGTTGTACTTGTTCGATTAAATATTCATGAGATACTTGGGCGAATCTTCTACGTTCGTCAGTATCTAAATATAAATAATTGACTAATAAATTATTACATTTGGCTCCAGCTTCGGGGGAAGCAAATTCAGCAACAACTTTAACTTCATGATATTGTAAAGCGATTAAAGGTAAAGCAAGACCAGGATTTCTATTAAACCAGAATCTTAATGGCATATAAGTTCCAGAAATAGAATTTTTTAAATCAAGATTAGTTTCAAATAATTCATCATAAATAGTTAACCATTGTGAATAATGTTTATCAATTTTTTGACCTCCAATTTCAACTTCAACAGAAGTAGGGGCAACAAGATCATTGTTAGTTCCGTGTAAATATATTTCTTGAACTAAATCACCATTTCTGGCTAAAGTGCAAGTTTTACTGGCACCAGAACCATTCCATTCTTGTTTGATACATTCTTTGGAGAAATTTGTGTGTCTTCTGTAGACAACTTTGAAAAAGGTAATTTGAGGATTACCTGTAAGATAGACATCTTGAGCACCCATAGCGACTAATTGCATTAAACCACCACCCATTTTATATTTTAATATAAGAAAAAAATTTTGAATTAAATTTAATTAAAATTAAATTAAAAATTAAATTAAATAAATTTTTCAATTAAAAACGAAAAAAAAAAATGTATTATAGTTTTTATTAAACTTTTTGTCTAAACTTTTTTAAAAAGTTTTTCCTAAAAGGTTGTTTAGTTAGAGTAAGCTAGACCACCCATACCACTCATAATACGGAGAACATTGTAGTTCATAGCGAATAAATATAAACCGCTAGCATCAGCAGTACCAACATTTAATCTAGCGTTATCAATGCGTGAGAAGTTGCAAGTTCCAGATGGTTGATGTTCAGCAGGTTTTAAACAGAATGAATACATACCAACAGTTGATGCAGCAGATCTTCCACTGCCTACGGTGGCCCATCCTCTTGTACCATTCATTTGTACACCAGAATGTCCTAATCCAGATTCATAAGGTTGAACTAAATGATAATAATCATGAGGTTGAACGGCGGCTCTGTCGTGTCCGTTTAATTGTAATTTAACATTATCCCAAGTTTTACCAGACCAGAATAAGGCTTTAACAGGATGATTGAAGGTCATATCAACATTAGCTTCAGTTTCAGCACCAGTATGTTGGACTTGTTCAATTAAGTATTCGTGTGATACTTGAGCGAATCTTCTGCGTTCATCAGTATCTAAATATAAGTAGTTGACTAATAAATCAGCTGATAATGATGCTGTTAGGCCATCGGTGTCAGCGCCTTTTGTGATTACATTAGCAGCAGTTTCTAATGTCATGTTAATTTTAACTTCATGATATTGTAAAGCAATTAAGGGTAAGGCAAGACCAGGATTTCTATTAAACCAAAATCTTAATGGAACATAAACAGTAGCAGTTTTTTCACTACCATCATCTCCAGCAGGAATTTTATTCATTGCAATTCTGTAATCGTGAGATGTTTCAAATAATTCATTATAAATATCTAACCATTGTGAATAATGTTTATCAATTTTTTGACCACCAATTTCAACTTCAACAGTTTTAACTAGATTTGTTACATCATCAACCTTCCATCCAGCCGTGGCAATGCCGGCGGGATCAGCGCCATCGTCAGTAGAAGCAGTTATAGCAGCTTTTAAATAAATTTCTTGTACTAAATCACCATTTCTGGCTAAAGTGCAGGTTACGGAAGAACCAAAATCAGCATTACCACTGAATTGTTGAGCAATACATTCTTTTGAAAAGTTAGTGTGTCTTCTGTAGACAACTTTGAAGAAGGTAATTTGAGGATTACCTGTAAGATAGACATCTTGAGCACCCATAGCGACTAATTGCATTAAACCACCACCCATTTTATATTTTTATATAAGAAAAAAATTTTGAATTAAATTTAATAAACTTTTTAATAAACTTTTAAATAAAAAGTTTTATCAAAAAAAAATTATTATATTGTAAATTGTCTTATGTTGTTTTGGATTAACCTTTTCTTAAAAGGTTGTTTTGGATTAACCTTTTCTTAAAAGGTTGTTTTTGTCTAAACTTTTTTCTAAAAAGTTTTTTTAGAATTCTAACTTACATTTTCCCCTTTCAATATGTAAGAAATTATAATTAACACTATATATGTTTATTGGTATTCTATTATATTCTTCTAAATCATCTTTTATATAATATGTTCGTAATTGTAAGAATTTATCGTCAATTCTAGACATATTACATAATCCCGATGGTTGTTTATTTTGAGGATGTAAGCAAAAACTATATAAATAATATGTTCCATTAGGATCTTGATTTTCTTCCATACGACTTAATGAAGATCTATTTCCTAAATTATGTTCAAATGGTTGTATTAAATGAAAATATTCCCCATTTTGTTCATAGAATAAATCATTATTATTAAATATTATTTTTGCCTTATCTAATATATATTTATATGGCAATTTCCATATTACATATTTTGATAAAAAACTAAAATACAACTCTACATTATTATATATTCCATTTATTATTGTATCTTCTTGATGTTGTAATTGTTCTATCAATAAGTTATGTTTATTTTTTAAAAAATAATTCTTTTCCTCTTTGTCTAAGTGAATATAATTTGCCGATAATACTGCCTTATTAAATGTTACACTACTAATTATATCATTTGCCATAAATATATCTGCCATACTATTTGTCTGCATTCTTATATTTACATCACTTCTATATAATGCTGCAATTGGAAAAGCCGATTGTGATTGTTTAGTAAAAAAGAATCGTAAGGGAATATATAATTGTACATTTCTATTAAACATTTTAGGTGTTACATATTTTAATTCTTCATTTATTTTATTTAATGTTTCATTATTATTAAATAAACTATTATATATCAAAAACCAATCTGTATTATGTTTTTCTACTACATATTCATCTATTTCAAATGATATTTGTTTTATTATTTTTGTCATATCTTCAGCAAGAGGTCTTATATAAAACTCTCCATTATAACTTGTACTATTATATGTATATGAATAATATAATTTATTATTAGTAACATATGTTAAATCTAATCTTTGTGTAGATTCATTATATAAGTTATTTTCAGATGTAGTTGTACCAATTTCATTTATCTTAAAATTACCAACATTTATATTTGTTAATGTATATATGTAATTATATAAAAATAACTCTTGAACTCCAGCAGAATTATATTCATAAAATACACCTTTTTTTGTAGAAGCAAAAGTATTTTCGGTTATTGTTAAATCAAATACATCAGATACATTTAATTTAATATTTAAATTTAAATATATATCTTGAATCATATCGGCATGAATTGGTATATTAGCATATGTTTCCTTATTAAAATTTACTGGAGATTCAAAAATAATATCAATTAATTCTTTACTGTAATTACTATATGATCTAAAAACACTTTTAAAAAAAGATATTTGGGGATTACCTACAAAAAATTCTGATTCTTTGCCTAAGTATTTCAATTGGATTAAACCTCCACCCATTTATATTAATTATATATAATTAAAATTTTAAATAAAACAATACCATTTTATTTAAAAATTAAAATCTATACTTGTTAATTGTCCACTTTTTATTGTATATAAATTATAATTTATTGAATATATATTCATACCACCTACTCCACTATTTACTCTACTATCTGGTAATAATATAATTTTACCTCTATTAATCATTAAATTATTATTTATTGAAGTTTTATGACAATAATATAATGTTGAATATATATCTAAATTATCTACAATTAATGTTTTATCTAAATAATTAAATCCAGAATAATAAAATAAATCGGGTATCTCCAAACCTTCTTCTAAATATGGTGCTGGATCTTCTGTTGTTATTATAATATCACAATTACTCATACTTAATCTATAATTAATTTTAGTATAAATAATAATATCCGGTGATTGATTCACTTCAGAAGTAAGTAAATCTGTTGTAACATAGAAATAATAATCCGTAAAAACACTGGTAATATTAAAATGAATAGTAGTATGAACTAAAAATGGTGAAACTTCAATATAAAACCCATTCATTGATTTTAAATTAATATATCCAGATAATTCTGACTTAAATAAAGAAAAAGGCATTAATAAAATTTCGGTATTATCATTTTTATTTATAAGTGTATTATTTTTTACATTTGTTTGTAAAAAATTTATATATTTTAAATGTTCTACTGAATAATTAAGTCGTAAATTATCTATATATACTTTTATATTATTAACATTACAGTTTTTAAAAATAAATAATAAGGATTTACAATAATCTTGAAATAATAAATCTATTCTATTAAGCATATCACCTTTTACGGATACATTTAATTCTATATTTTCCATATAATTTATACTTTCAACAAACCAGTAATTTGTCTCCAATTTTCTTCTATCTTGATTTTCCAATATAAAATAATTTCCGGTTAATACAATCTCTTCTACAAAAACTGTATTATCAAGTACTTTATCAAAATATATTTTTACTCTTACAACTTCATTTCGTAATAAATATAAGGGTACATATGATGATGACTTATGCAAAAAATGAAAATGTAATGGGATAAAATAAGTATTCATATTTGTGTTTTTTGTAAGTAAATCAAATATTTTATATCGGTTTTCATCATAATATATATCATTATACAATTTCATAATATCGGGTGTTAAACTATCAATTAAAATATCAGATACATAAAAATCTATTTTTCTTATAAAATCTAATATATTATTATCTATACTTTTAGTTAATTTTATATATAAATATAATTCTCCTAATAAATCATAATTATTATTTGTTAATATGATATCAAAATTACTAGTTGTATTTATATTATAGTTATCTTCACCACCTATTCTTTCTGAAATTCTAATAAAATTACTATATGACCTAAAAACACTTCTAAAATATTTTATATCTGGATTTTTAGTAAATTTTTTATCTTCTGTACCAGAATATAACATCTTAATTATACCATTAGGCATATTTATATATTATTATATAATATTATTATTATATATGTTTAAATTCAGCAATTATACATTAAATAAATATAAAATGTCTGATACCGAAAATTATTCTATCGATACAACTTATTCTAGAGCATCTAAAACAGTTTCTGTTGAAGCCTGGCAATTTAGAAAAAAGTGGTTATATTATGATAAAATGAAAACCATGTAAGGTTAAATATGTATCAGTATCTAAAACTGGTAAACACGGTCATACTAAATGTAAATTTTCTGCAAGTGATATATTTACTGGAGTTACTTGTGAAGAATTATGTCCATCATCACATTCGATTGATATTCCTATTGTATCAAAAAAGATTGGATGATTCAAGGCCTTCACGATGAAATATATGTACTTTTAATGGATGATGATGGTGAAATGTGTGAAGATCTACAATTACCAAATGAGACTTATAAAAAAGATGATGACATGAAAAATAGTGTATTAATAAAAAATTATAGTGAACAAGTAAATAATGGCGAAAATATTGATATATTTTGCACGGTTATTTCTGCGGTAGGTCAAGAGAAAATTACGGAGGTTCGTAAAAACAGTTATTTAATTATAATATATATATATCATATAATATAGCATGTATGATGAATTAGGTGTTTTCTTTATATTTTTTAATGTTCAGTTTATTTTTGATTTATATTATAAATCATATCAATTAGATTTTTTGAAATCTATTGATACTGAAATAAATATGAATTATTTTTATATATTTAATGGTTTCCATTTTATACTTTTATTATTACATGTATTTGAAAAACATGTAAATATGTTATTTTTAGAACAACCAGTAAAACGCCATGTATATTATGATGTTTTTACTAAGATAAAAAATATGCCAAAACATTGGTTAGAACAAAATAGTGCTACAAAAATAGATTTCATTATTACATCGGCTCAAAATGCGTTTTATAATAAATATAACACATCTTTTGAATTATATGGTTCAATCATAAGAGTTATTATGAATACTTATATATTATATACTATTTATGATAAATCTATTTATTTAATGATGGGTTATTTTACATTTTATTTATGGTTTTATAATTATATTATATTATCTAATAGAGAAACTATAAAAAAAAATAATACTTCTATAAATGAAATTATTTTAGTAAATAAGAATCTTTATTTAAATTATTTTAATTCTTGTATTAGTAATTTTCAAGATAAATATATAAATATAATTGATACAAATAATCTCAAAATAAATGATTATAATTTAAATAATAAATATGTTGATCAAATATATTTTGGAACCTTGCAAATATTCCAAAAATTATTAATGGTCATATTTATATATTTCTACATTAAAACAAATTGTATAAAAAAATGCTCTTTATTCCTATTGCCACTATATCAAACAACAATAACATTAGTATATCAGTTCGAATATATATTACATAATTATTACGGGATTATTAAACAAGATTTTAGTGTTTATGATAATTTTATTAATACATATCACATAGAAAAATATACTACTATTATTAAAGATTCTAGACCATTATATATAAAATATGATATTAATTATAAGGATAAGAAGCCTTTAATATTAGATGAAAAAAAAAATATTAATAAAGATGATAAAATATTAATACAAGGACCATCGGGAATCGGTAAATCAACATTATGTAAAATAATTAGTGGATACTTTAAAAATTATACAAAAATAAATAATAATAGAGTCTTATATATTACGCAAAATATATACTTAAATTGTGAAAATAGAACATTATATAATATTATTACTGAAAATGATTTTGAATTATATAAGGAAGAATCATCATTATTTCATTATATAATAGAAAATGTAATACCATTTGATGATATATTAAATACTTTTTCTGAAAATTATATGTTTACTACATTAGAAAATAAATCATTCAGTGGTGGACAAGAAAAACGAATATATTTAGCAAAGTGGTTATATTATCTAGCAATTCATATGGAAAAATATGACATTCTTATATTAGATGAACCAGATAAGAGTTTAGATGCAAATATTACAAATATTTTATTAACTAATATAATAGAAGATCCAATATTTTCGAACTTATCAATTATTGTAGTTAGTCATAATATTGAAAATACCAATATATTTAATAAAAAATATATTATGCAAAAAAATAATGATGAATTATCATTAATTAATTCATAATTGACTCATAATTAATTCATAAATAATAAACCACCTTGACCGCTCGATATTTTTAAAATATTATAGTTAAGACCATAAATTTTTACACGACCATTTGTTGCTCCGCCATTAGAATTTACATTATTAAAAGTTAATTCTAAAAAGGAGTTATTATTTTGAATTCTTGAATAATTACATGATCCAGATGGTTGATATTGTCCGGGATAAAGAGAAAATGAGTATGTATATATATATTTACGAGGATAATAACTTTGAGTTTCGTATGGAACAACATTTCTATAATATGAGGCATCAAGATCAATTATTCTATCTTGTCCATTCATTGTAATTTTAGCTGTATTAAAAGTATCTCCATATAAACTATCGGATGATGTATATGATAACCAATTATTTCCAGTTTTCATGTTTTGACTATTATTTATATCATTTACAATAACCCAATAAAAACTTTTAATTGGATGACTAAAATCCAATGGTATTTTTTTTATTTTTGTTGTAGATAAAATATTTACTTCACTAAGTGCTTGTGTTTGTTCTATTAAATATTCATGGGTATTACTAGCAAAATACTTCTGTTCTTTTTTATCTAAATGAATATAATTTGCCATTATATATGATGTAATTATTTGATTATTTGATGAATATGTACTAATATCCGATTTTACGATTTCATTAAGATATCTAAATTCAACTAACACTTTTACTTCATGATATTGAAGAGCGATTAATGGCAAAGCATTTCCATTATTTTTTGTAAACCAAAATTGTAATGGAATATAAAGTTTTTGTACATAGTTATTTTCTTGTAATGTTACATCTGTATTAAATTTACCAGCAATTGTATCTGATCGCTGATCAAACATTTCATTATATATATCTAACCAATTAGAATCTAATGTATCAATTGTTTGACCACCAATTTGAAGAGTTACTGATTTAATAATAGATAATCCTACACCGTTAACATAACCGGCCCAGTTTTCATTATTATCAGAACTTACTAATTGTGGTAATTCAACATATAAATATAAATCAGTTAATAAATCACCAACACGCGAAATAACACAAGTATGAGTTGATCCTAATTGAATTGCATTTTCGAATTGTAGTTTTTGTGTATCTTTTGCAAAATTGCTGTGACTCTTAAATACACTTTTAAAATAGGTCATTTGAGGATTACCCGTTAAATATTTATCTTGTGGGCCAATAAAATTTAATTGTAATAAACCTGCCGTCATACTTATATATTATAATTTATTATAACATAATTTAACTTAAATTAAAATAATATAATTTAAAAAATATAAGTTAAATTATATTATGGATGAAAATATAGGAGATTATAGATATTCAAACATAGAAGTAATTAATAAAACTAAAATAGGTAATCTAAATTTTACAAAATTCGGAAATATTGTATATGTAAATAATGTATTAAATACAGATTTAAGAAATAATTTAATATTAGATAAAACAAATACTACTTATGTATTACAAAATATTTCTACATTTATATATAAAAAAACTATATCTGAAATAAAAAAAGAAAATAAGGATATATTTGTTTCACATAATCATAATTTAAAAAAAGGCGATATTATTAAATTATATAATATTCGTAGAAAATCACCTGGGTCAAATGTTGAATATATAAATTTATTAAATAATACTTTACAACATACAGATATTAAATATAAGGTATTAACAAGCACACGAGATACATTTACTTTAACAACATTTGGAAATTCTACAAATTTATTAAATAATATTATAGATATTATTAAAACAAGTTCGCCTAATATTAATGATGGATATTTTGAATTAATTACAAGTAAACCATTAGAACAAAATAATATTGTAAATGTTAATATATCAACTAGTGTTGATACTATTGGTTCTAATTATAATCTTATTATAAATGATAATATATCAAGATTAGTAATTAATACATTAAATAATGATAAATTTGTTGGATATATAAATATAGGTAATAATGACATGATTTCAAACGATTTTATTGAAGTATGTGAAAATAAAACTACATTAACCATTTCAGATATAGATCTTAGATATTCATCTTTTGAAATTACTAATATTGAACCAAATATATGGTATATTAACGCTAAAATATATAGTAATAAAGTTAGTTATAAGATTACATATGATCCACTAATAGAAGATTATAAGATTGATAATAATAACTTAGCATTACAATCATTTCATAAGAAATTTGTTTATGAATTTGACATTAGTGATCCTAGTCTTAAAAATTATTTATTTATTATTGTAGATGATAGTAATAATAATTATTATAAAAACATTATAAAAATGGGGGAAATGGGACACCCTAATTCATTTATCAGAATCTATATTGATAATGATGAAGTTGTTGATAAAGAATACACTTTAAAATATAAAAAAAATATAAGTAATAATTATTTTGATTTTACACCATTATATATAATCAAAAATACACCTATACATTTTTCTTAATTATATAATATCAAAATAAACTATTTAGAAATATTATATTATATATAATTGTGATGGTAATGAGGAGGTAAATGCGTTTAATTTAAGATTTAAATTTATATTAAAATAATATTACTCCCTGTAGCTCAATTGGTAGAGCGTTCGACTGTAGAGGTATAAATCGTAGTAATCGAACGGTCGCTGGTTCGATTCCGGCCGGGGAGAATCATTTTGGGGTTTTCATTTCACACCCAAGTAAAATCAAAGAAATGGATAATTATATAAACAAAAAAGAAAAACAAAACAAAATGAGGTTATAGTTTCTGACTCATTTAAAAATTGAGAAACTCGTAAATTTGTTTGTGTATTTTATTACAGGGCCCATATAATGTAATGGCTAGCATTCGGCTCTTCTAAAGCCGCCGTCTGGGTTCGACCCCCAGTATGGGTATTCTCTAGTAGAGAATTTTTTTTTTTACATATTTATATATTATTTTTTTTTAAATTGATTATTAATACTATAAAATTTAAAATGCCTAATAAAAATATAGCTTGGTATAAAAGATGGCATGAATTTATTGATAAATGTAAAACTAAAAATGTAGAATGTTTAGATTCTGAAGAAATTTATATAGAAAAAACGACTAAATATGGTTATAAAGCTAAAATTAAGTTAAAATGTCTTAAATGTAATACTATAGTTGAAACAATTACAATAAAAAACTTTATAGATTGTGAATTAAGTTGTGGTTGTTATTGTAAAAATAAACCATGGTATAAAAGATATTCTGAATTTTGTGAAAAATGTAAAATTAAGAATGTAGAATGTTTAGATTCTGAAGAAGTTTTTATAGAAAAAACAAAATTAAACAGAAAAAATGCTTTTATTAAATTAAAATGCCTTATATGTGAAGAAGAAGTTAATACAACAACTATACAGAGTTTTATTTGTGGTAATAATTTAGGATGTAAATGTGCTAATTCTAAAAGTGAAAATTTAATGACTTGTTATGTTGAAGAATTATTTACTGATAATATATTTATAAAACAACATAGACCAGATTGGTTAAAATATACAACTGGTTGTAATTTAGAATTAGACTATTATTGCGAAGAATTAAAACTAGCATTTGAATATAATGGACTTCAACATTATAAATATAGTCCGCGATTTCATAATAATAATATTGAAAACTTTTATAAACAACAAGAAAGAGATAAATTTAAAGAACAAAAATGTAAAGAAGAAGGCATATATCTAATTGTTATTCCATATCAATATAATTCTTATAATGAAGAAAAATTATATAAATATATTGATGAAAAAATAGAAGAATGGGAAATAGAAACAAAACAAGATAAAATATTAGAAAAAGGAAAAATACCGCAAAAAAAATATCGGCAAAAAATAATAAATGACTCTGAAACACGTCGTCAAAAACAAAATAAATATAAGAGCGAATGGAATACAAAACCTAAATTTTGTGATGTATGTAATTTATGGACTACTAATAATATGTGGTATCATCATATAAAAAATAAACTTCATCAAAATAATTTATTATGTCATTAATCATTTAAAATTGATTTATGTATTATTTAACATAAACATTTTACTAGTATTAAAATGAATTTATCACTCATAGAATCATTACAAAAAATATCAGATGATATACCTATAAAAAATGAATGGCTTTGGAATCAAAGATATATATTTTATAAGATGAAATTAAATATGAATGTATATAAGGATTATATTAGTTTATGTAAACAATTAATCGAAGAATCACAAAATATAAAATTAAAAAAAAAAAATAAACCATATCGTACGATGTATGATAGTGAATATTTATTATTTTGGTATTTTGAAAAACAACTAAAAAAGACTAAGAATGAAGAAGAGAAAAAAAATTTAAATGATAGTATGCGTCATACATTATTAGTAGTTAACAATGAATTAGATAAAAAAGAAAAAATACTAAAAGAGAAGGAAAAAAAAACTAAACTTGAAAAAAGTGAAGAAAATAGGAAAAAACGTGAAGAAATAAAAAAACTAAAATCAGAAGAACCAATTAGGCGTTCTAATAGAACAACTAAAAATGTAAAATGTAAAATGTAAAAAAAAAATAAATAACTGTTTATTTACTCTATTCATTTAATAATTTTTTTTTACTCATACATAATAAACCTAATACTATAAATATAACACCTAATATTTCATAATTAGACATATTTTCCTTGAATATAAAATATCCAACTACAGCAGTTAATGCTATTTCTGCTGAATGAACTGATGGTATTACATAAGTAACATTTTCTTCTTTTAGAAGTTTAGTAAAAACTAATCCTCCAATTGTACCAACTAATATAATTAGTAAGAAATATTTTAAATCATGGGCATCTATTTTTTGTAAAAAACTGAATTTAGTTGTATGATATAAATATATTAAATACATCATTATCGGTATTAAATAAAAAAAGTACTCAATACAATAAAATTCTAAAGCGGAATATTTACTTAATGGTATTTTTTTCAAAAATGATAATAATGTCCACGATATTATCACAATAAAAATTAATATAAAAACATTCATATTTTATTATTTTATTTTTATTTCTATTTCTATTTTATTTTATTTTATTTCTATTTTATTTCTATTTCTATTTTATTTCTATTTTATTTCTATTTCTATTTTATTTTATTTTATTTATCTAAAATCTTTTTTTACAGAATTATAACCTTCTTTTACTTCAGATGCCGCTTGATTCGCAATGTTTGAAGCACCTTCGGTAAAACGATCCCAACCAGTTTTAGGTTCAATAGTATTACTACTACCTATTTTATAATCACTCGGATTAAGACTTATTTTATCAAAATTTGGGCTAAAATTACCTTCTTTATTAAAAAATAAATCATTACATTTTCCTTCATTATTATAACACCATAACCCAAAACTAATAATAATAAAAAGTACACCAATTAATATTGACATCTGAATCCAATCTGTGTTTGCATTTCCTCCTTTTATATTTTTTCTATTTTGTGTGCGTTTACTCATATGTATATATATATATATATATAAATAAAAAAAAGTTATTATTTATTATTATTATTAATATTATTATTATTAATATTATTATTATTAATATTATTAATATTATTAATTATTAATATTAATATTATTGTTATTGTTATTATTTACTTACAACAGAATAAAATATTCATTAAGAACCATAATAATAATAATTGAGTTACACTTTCTAACGGTTTAATTCCAGGAATAAGAACAACTAAAACTTCATTCCAGATATATTTACCAGCTACTAATAAAATAGCAAGAACAATGAACATAGTTATTAAAAGAACTAATAAATTCCCATCAGACATTTCTTTTTGTCCTCCTAATTGACTCTTATTTATTGAAGAGGCCATTACAGTTTGAATAAGATTAGCAATCATTATAATATAATTAAATAAATTAAATTTGAATTACAAATAAATTAATTAATATAAAATTAATATAAAATTAATATAAAATTAATATAAAAT